ACGAGGCCGTCTGCGGCCCCAGCGCACTTGCGATCGACAAGCTGGTTCCCCATGTCGATTGCCAGGGTCTTCAGGCAGGGGTCGAGCTCCGCAGACTCCGCCTGATCTGCTGCCGTCTCGTTGTCGGAGTAGCCGATGCTGCTGGTCTCCCAGAGAGGCGGGTCGGTGTTCTCGTAGTCGATTCCTGTGAGCAGCGGAGTGTCGGCCACGCTGTCCAGCGTGCCCCTGAAGGTGAAGTCCATCCGCACGGGGCGGTTCACCTCAAGATTGAACGACACGTTCCCGCGGCATTGGCGCCCCGTGATCGACTTGCCGTCCGTGTAGAGCCGCAGGGCCATCGGGGGCATGAGGTCGAACGACTCGCCAGTGTTCGACCCGTTGAGATCCCCGATGTCTGCGTCGGCGTTCGGGCTAATGCGCTGCATGGTCTCGCCGACCGTGAACGTCCCGCGGACCGGCTTGTACTCGACCACGGTGTTCGTGCTCGGGCTGGCTGCCTTCGTCACGATGCCTCGAGCGCCAGACGTCAGACCTTCGATCAGGTCCCCCACCGCGAGGGCATCGGTGAGACCAGTCGCGTCGAACAGGATCACCTTCTCCACCTGACTTGCAGGCCAGTAGGCGTAGCCCTCCGAGCTCGGGCTGCTGCTCGTCGTCGCGGTCGCGCCGCTGTCGCTCCCGGTGATGACCTCCGTGCCGTTGAACCCGGCGCCCGTCTCGTCGAAGAAGAACACCTCAGACGCCCCGTTGTGAGTGTCCATGACCACGGTGGCGGTAGTGCCCGTGGTGCCCCCAGTGATCGTCTCAAGGTGCCGGAACGTCGTCGATCCGGCTCCGCCCGCGCTGATCGCCCCGATGTCCATGGACTGGATAGCCTCGCCTTGGAATCCACAGCTTTCGAGCACCTTGGCCCAGTCCGGCTCTGCCGTGCCGTTATTGCTGCCGCGCATCTCGAGCCCGAAGGTGAAGTCCACGGCTTTCTGTCCGGCGAGATCCTTGATCGCCGTCAGCGACGCCGTGGCGAAGTTGCGGTCGATCCGCTCGGCGTCAATTGTCGCCACTGCGTCGAGGGGGATGTTGGTCGCCGCAGTCCCGTTGCCGATACCGGCGGGCAGCGCAGAGACACGGTGCTGGTCAGCGGTCAGGACCTTCTTTCTGGTCAGGAGGGGCATAGTCGGCTCCGGTTAGGTTGTGACGTCGGAGACCCCGACGCGGTACACGATTGAGGCGGTGACGACGCAAACGGCCAAGGTACGCGAGCCCTCGGTGCTGGCGTCAGAGATGTCGAGGTTCTCGACCTCGACGTATATCGCCTTGCCGCTAAGTTGGCGGTCATTGGCGATGGTCTGCTGGATGTCGCCTGCAAGAAGGCTGATCTTATCCTTCCAGGCGTTCGCGCTCGCGTCCACGCGCATGACCCCGATGATCTGCGCGGTCATCTGGTACTCGTCGCTGTCGCAGGTCAACGCGCGCAGCCTCGAGTCGCTGACAGGCACGATTGCGATTGCCGGATTCTGCCCTCCGAGGACAAGGCGCTGCGCCTGGTACGTCAGCACGCGCTTGACATCGATGCTGTTCGTCGGCGGTGCAATCGCCTCGAGGTTCGCGTGGAGCTGCGCCAGGACTTGGCTGCGCTTCGTGGTGCTGTTGGCGTAGGGCATCAGCGCTGCTCCGTCAGTTGCCACTCCACAGATGCCACGTTCGCCGAGAGGTACGCGATCCGCGGCGCGTCTGGACCGAGGACGGTCACGGGATCCTCACCATCGTCGGGGACGTAGTACAGAGGCAGGGTGCCGCGCCCCGCGTCTTCCCACAGCGTGTAGATGCTGCGCGCCTCCTCGTGCGAAAGAGCGCTCCACCCGAGAAGGTACTGGCGCTTGGGGGTGTCGAAGATGCTCCGACCGAAGACCGGCCCGTCGCCCTCATCCGATGTCACGACGCCGGCCATTCGGACCAGCCGCTGAGTCTCCGGCGCGAGCTCGCCGGCATAGCCGCGGTCAGTGCCAGCTCCAGGGTAAGCGAGGCGAAGGAACGTCACAGCAGCCCCGCGACCTTCAAGGTCTTGTCGACGCGACGCTGGATCGTCGTTTGGATGCTCTTCGCGTTGCCTTCGCTGAACCAGGTATCTTTGAACCCCAGACGCGGCTTGATCTTGACCTGCTTCTTGAGCAGGAAGAGGAACTCGAGGCCCTCACCGCCTGCACTCTTCCGCACGAGGTACGCATTCCCCTTCACCCGCGTCACAAAGATGCTGGGGTCACTGCGGGGCCGCTGCGTCTTCGTTCTCCCGGTCGGTGTGAGGTTGGCCGGCATCGGCACCGTCAGGAACCCGCCAGCCTTCTTCGGCCTGACTGTGCCACCCTCTTCCTGGATCCTGGCGTACGGGGCCGATATCGCGTCGCCGACAGTCGCACGGAGCCTCATGTTTGAAAGCGTCGAACCCGTGACCGGTGTCCGGATGCTGCGCCGGAGGCTGCCCTGCCTGTTCGCCAATGTGTCGCCTTGGTTCCGCTTCCACGGTCCCGAAAGCTGGCCTCGAAATCTCTCCTGCATGGCGTTCTCGAAGTCCATGCCGATCTTCCTCAGCCCCTCCTTGACGGAGACGTTGAGCAGCCTCGGAACCTTGTCGAGCGCCTGCCGGAACTTCTCGCTATCCATCTCGAGCGGCATCAGACGATGACCCTGCGATGCGCCTGCAAGGCTCGCCGTACGTTCTGGAGCAATCCGTACTCTCCCGCGCTGAAGCTCGTGCCGCCGCCCTGCGACGTGTCCACGTTGCCCCCCAGTGAGTCCTGGCGCTGGAGGCGGTAGAGCACCTGCATCTCCGCAGCGTTGGTCAGCCACTCGTGCTTCGTGCCGATCTCGCCGGTGGAGGCGAAGTAGCCCCCTGTGTAGGTCACCTCGACGAAGGCTGGGTCATAGGGCTGCTGGCCGAACAGAGTCAGCGTGCCGGTGCGCCGATCCAGACGATACGTCGTGTCCAGCGTCTCCGCCGTTGCGCTCGCCAAGTCGCTGGGGATTCTCGCAACCTTGAGAGTGGGCGTACCTGTAATCGCCACAGCGTCCAGTGAGAACGTCTTGGCGAACTTCCTGACCTCGTAGCGCTCCGTCCTCTCGGCCTGTAGAAGGTGGAGGCCAAGATACTGGCCGATCTGTGTGCTCACCTCCTCGATCATCGACTCGATGAACGCGGTGCGACTGTCGCCGGCATCCGACAGATCCATCTTGGCGATGATCCTGGCGGCCGTGGACAGGTTGATCGGCTGAAGCGTGTTCGTCAGGTTCGGCACGCTCTACTCCTCGGGGTCTCCGAGCCGCTCCAGCGGCTCCGCGGCCTCTTCCGGCTCGTCGGTCGGATCATCGGGCATCACGGCCTGGAACAGACCAGGGTGGGCCTGCACGACCGCAGACGTCGGGGTGTACCGCAGCCCAGGAAAGAACACCTGGCCGCCAACGCGGACCGGCTCCTCTCCGGCCAGGACGACGTAATCCGCGCCGCGCCATCGGATCTGCTCAGTCATCGGAGGCCACCTCCTCTTCCTCGTCAAGGCTCGGCGGCGGCTCATAGAGCAAATCGGCCGGAGGCTTCGGGGCGAGCTCGACGTCTTCGGGCTCGGGCTCGGGCGCAGCACTGGGCAGCGCGGAGAAGTCGATCTCACGAGTGGGCTCTGGCGCCGCGCTGCTCGCGGGGCGGCCGGCCTCGTACTCCATGAGGCGGCTGCGGATCTCGTGCGGGATCTGGTCAACGCCGATCAGCGTCGCGTTCGCCGGCAGCTTGTCGAGCCGCTCCAGCTTGTGGTACTGGCCGGTCTTCTGCGCAATCTCGCAAAGGTAGGCGGATCGCAGATCGACGACCTCGCTCGATCGAGCCCAGATCATGGGCTTCCCGTTGACCGAAGGCCAGTGCAAGGCGCGGCCGGGGAGAACCTTGTAGAAGCCTTCGCGGCCGGGGACGTGCTGGTACTTGTTCATGGCTTGTGGGCAGCAGGTATGGGAGCAGGGCCCCTGGAGTCCTGCCAAACTCCAAGGGCCCTAAGGGGGTCAGCTCAGCACTTGGAAGGCGAGCTCATCGGCGCCGCCAGACGAGGCGTCGATGTACTCGGCTGTGTTCGCGCAGCCGTAGAGGACGCCGACGACGCCCATATCGGTCGTGCCGCCGGTCCCCGTGGTCGTGTCCAGCTTGATGTAGCGTGACATCTGCTCGAGGTCGATGACGCCGTGCAGCACGGTGTCGTCGTCCGTGGGCACGACCGTGAAGGTCGCTCCAGAGATCGTTGCGAAGCCGCTACCGCTGGTCGCGGAGGACTGCACGTTGATGGTGCCGTTGGCCGAAGCGCCCACGGTGCCGAGGTTGACGGCGACGTGAAGCCAGCGCCAGCCTTTCGTGTCGAGTTCCACGCCGGCGGGCGTTGCGCCAGCAGCGTGCTCGTCCGGGTCGAGAAGCTGGACCACTCGCCCAGCCGAAGTGAAGTCTGTTGCAGCCATTGTAGTGGTCTCCGATCAGATGCTTGAGGTGTCCAGGTTCTGCGCAACGCAGAACGCGGTCGGCTGGGTGACGGCCACATCGACGTCGATGTAGGCCACGATGTGGGTCTGGCGCTTCTGAAGGGCGTCGTCCGCCACGTTGGAAGCCTCGATGCTGAGGTTGTTCCAGGTGGCCAGGACGGCCTTGGAGAAGTCACCGAAGATCGCCTCAGTGTTCGCACCCGAGGCGAGCTGCGTCGTGCGGCGGTAGCGGTAGCCGAGGATGAAGTCCTCCGCGCCAGCGCTGAACACCTTGCGGGACATCTCGAGGGAGTCCGTGCCGGCGCTCGCGTTCTCGCTCTTGATCTGCCTTGCAGCGCGCAGGAACTTGTTCGCCACGGCGAAGCCCAGCGACTGCGCCCCACTGAGGGCGTTGGCGTCAGCCAGCGCGTCTTCCATGGCGAGCAGGTCCGTGTAGAAGTCCGACGTCACCGCCGCGCCCGAAGTCGCGGAGGTGAAGTCGACGGTGTTCACGCCGGCGGTGTTGTAGATGCCGATGGGGTTCCCGTCGGCGCCGGTGCCCTTGAGGGTCCACTCGTTCCACTTCAGCGCAAGCTCCTCAGCCATGCGACGGCGGATGAACTGGTCCGCGCCAACGCCAAGCTGGAGGAACCTCCGGCTCGCCTTGACGTAGGACTGCGCGCAGTGCGGCTCGAGGCGGTGGTTCCCAAAGCTCAGGTCCGTAGCCGTGTTCGCCGAGTTCTCCGCCACGTTGTCCACCGCGGGGCCGCTGACCTCGCGCGGGATCTCGACGACTCCAGCGCCCGTCACCGGGAGCTGGGTGATGCCAAGATCCATGGCGATGACCTGCGGGCGCAGGAGCGGGATGATCTGGTCCTCGAAGACCTGCGTGGGCACCAGGAAGCCTCCCGCAGTGTCCGGCACGGTGCCCATGTCGAAGAGCTCGCGCGACATGGCGAGCTCCATCGGGCACTCCTTCTCCGGGTTGCCGAGGGTGAGCCCTCGGAAGACGCGGCCGAAGTTGTAGGTCTCGCCTTCGTGGGTCTCCTCCGAAGAGCCGGGAAGATCGTGCTTGCGACCTTCCTTCTCCGCAGCGTCCTGCTCCGCCTCCCAGCGGTTCATGCGCTCAGTCACAGCGGACATCGCATTCGTGACGTCCAACAGGTTGGCCTTGACGGCCTCCGAGACCTCATCTCGGAGGAGCGTGCGGAACTCCTGCCGCTTCTCGTCCCGGCCCTTCTCGATGTTTTGGTCGAGCATAATGGGTTCAGTTGTCGGGCGTGAAGCCCAGGTCTCTGGCGAGAGAGTAGAGATCCGAAGAGCCGTCGCCAGTTGCCGGCTGCTCGGTGATGGGTTCGGCGCTCAGCTCCGTGAGGGCCTCGAACAGGTCTGTCTGGTTCTGCACTTTGAGCTCGCTGAGCTCGTGCTGCAACTCCTCGACCTTCGCCTCGAGCGCAGTGAGTTGCTCGCGAGCCTTGACGTCGGCGAAGGTCACCGGGTTGTCCGCGTTGCTGATGCTGAGGGCCTGCACACTCTGCTCCGGGACATCAGGGACGGTCACCGTGAACCTCGTCGCTGCTCCTCGGTCCACTGCGAGCGTCTCGCGGAACTCCCCCAGCACGCTGTCGCTGTGAACACCAGCCTCGGCGAACTCTGCCAGCTTCGCCTCGAGCATGTCTGTGCCGTCCTCACTCAGCAGCCGCGCGTTCTTGTCTCGGCCGAGAGGCGTGATCGAGAACTCGATCAGGTTGGCCTTTTGGATGACGGCGGAGAAAGGCTTCATGCCCATGGTCTCCTGCTCATCCTCCGTCGGCGGCCGCATCTTCATGACGTCGAACCCAACGCTGCCGTTGCTCAGCAGCTTGGCCTCGACCAGATCCTCGACCAGGCCAGCGAAGTCGTAGATCCCGCGATCGGCGAACTCCACGTCTCCGGTCATGGCCTTGAAGGTCCGCCCCCCCTTTCGCAGGTCGACGCCTTTCTGCATCTTCGAGACCTTGCCGATCGGCGGCCGAGACTCTTGGATGTTGTGGTCATAGAGCACGTTGCTGCCGCGATACACGAATTCCTTCGTGTCCCATGCGTTCGCCATCACCCTGTCCGAGAGGGGCGGGATCAGGTCATCGCTAACCATCACGTACCGATAGCTGCGCCGGCTCTTCTCCTCCTCGTCCTTGTCGCCCCGCGCGTAGCTCGCCTTGCCCTTGCTGATCTTCGTCAGGGTCGAGAACTTGTGGCCGACCCGTGTGTCCGTCGCTTCGCCGTCCCGGAAGAGTTGGATCAGCGCAGCCGGATCGTCCTCAGTCCCCTTCACCTTGAAATCGGTTCCAGGCACGTTGATCGTTCCGTCCCGCTCGATCCGCTCGATGCGACCCTCGGCGCGACCTCCAGAACTATTCCAACGCACCATGTCTCCGACCTTGAGGCCGTCGGGCGCTGCGAATGCGTCATCGGTCAAAGCGTAGCGGAGCACTCCGTTGCCAGCCTCTTGGCGGACCTGAAGCCAATCCTCGCTGCTCACGCCTGCAAGGTCAGCATCGGTCACGGTGCCTGCGCGGAACTTCTCGATCAGTTGTGCGTACTTCATGCGATCTCGATGTCAGGGTCGTCGAGCGGGTCTCGACGCTCGACTGCCGTGTAAGTGCACCGGCAGTTGATGACCTCGCTGGCCCTGCCGTCAGGGTCATGCGGGTAGCGGAGTCCGTTGGGGAACAG